GGAGGCGGCGGCGCCACGGCTACGGACGCAACGCTCTGCGGCGCGAGAACTAGCGGCGCCCCGGTGAAGATCCAGCCGGCGGCGGTGCCGGGATTCGGCGTGTTCGCGCCCGCGTACCAGAGGGCGCCGCCCGTGGCGTCGAGGTCCGAGAGCACCAGCCAGTCGCAACTGACGGTCCCGCTGGCTTTCGAGAGGTTGGCGCGGGTGGTAGTGGTCGAGCGGAGCGTAATGAGATTGGCCGCATCGCCTGTGGCGTTGAACGCGCCCACGGTCTGAGTTGTCGCGGCGGTAAACAGAACCGTCTTCGATGGCCCGATGGTCATGGACGCGAAGGCGTTCGAGCCCGAGATGGTCACCGTGCCCGCGCCGCCCCCGGCTATGGTGAGCGCACCGTATGTCGTCAAGCCCGCGCCGACGAACGTCTTGGCGGAGGCAGAGGCGTCGGTAATACTGATTGGGCCGGAATCCGCCAGGACCAAGGACGCCGTCACGTTCCAGACGTTGCCAACGCCGGTCAAGGTGACGCTGCCGCCGCTGAACCGCAGTTGGCGGGCGGCTGTGCCGATGCCCGAGAAGAGCGGCACGGACAGACTGAAGCCGCCGAGGTCCAGTGTGCCAGTAGTCAGCGTCAGGGTTCGGCTGGCCCCAAGCGAAAAGTCATCGAGGAGGGTCAACGTGCCGCCCACCATTTGGATGGCGCATGGCTGGGTGAATTGTTTTCCAGCCGACAGAAACGTGCACGGTCCTCTGCCATCCATCGAGAGCCCGAATGAGCCAACTGTCATGTTCGGATGAAGCCAGACGGAGCCATAGATCGCCACAGTGACGGAGCCCACCATCGTCACGGAGCCGATGGTGATCGCCGACCAGTTGATTGCTCCCACGCGCGGCATGTCCATCGTCACCGTGCGGCCCACGAGGGTGAACGAACTGGCGTCAAAGATGGCGGTGTCCTGCGGCAGCGGCACGCGGCCACTCCACTTCGCAGGCTCTGAATAGCTGCCCGTGTCGCCGCGCCAGAAGTTATCCTGCGGCGTCGAGGTCGGAACATTGGTATTGCCGCCGCAATCACCGACGCCGCCCGTCACCGTCGCTCCCGCCCAACCTGTGCCGACTGCGTTGATATCGCGGAAATCGACGTACTCAAGGATGACGGGTCCGTTGCAGGTGTAGGGTGACTGTGATCCTCCAAGAGTCGAGTTAGTCACCAGCAGCCGGTTCGCCACGCTATTACCGCGCAACGTCAGAGTACCCGTCACCGTGACTCCCTGTCCTACTGGGCTCGTCAGGGTGTCCGTCTTTACGTTTGTTCCAACGCGCGTAAAGTTGAGGAAGGTCGGCGTGGCGTGACCGGAAAAGCCAAAGCCGCCCCCGGCTCCGAGCAACTCGACAGACAGACCATTCCAGTTGAAAGTGGCCGAATAGAACAGCCCGGCGCTGCCCGTAAGCCTCACGATGGCGGTGTTCGTTGAAACGGTGAGGTTGGTAGTGACGGTGCAGTGGAATGCCGTCCCCGTGCCTTGCACCAGGATCAGAGACGAGCCCATCGTCAGCGTGCGGACACCGGTGCCGCCTGCTGTGAACGTCAAACAGGTGAAGTTGTGATTGCCGGCGGCGCCGGTGGTGTCCAACGTCCCCGCCGTAAGCGTAAACGCTCCCGCCGCGACGAATGCGGAAACCAACTGGCACGTCAGGCCCGCACGGTTGATCGTCAGAGCAAGGCAGGCAGCAGGCGCGGCGGCGGCTCGATCAATCGACACGATCCCGGTTCCTGAGTTCGCGTCGAAGGTAACGTCATCGGCGGAAGTAGGCACGGACGCACCGGGCGAGCCATTGGTGATTGACGCCCAATGGCTTGTGTCCGTGCCGTTCCAGGTTCCTGCTCCGCCGACCCAAAATCTCGCCGCCATAACTCCCTAGAGCTTCGCGATCTTATTCGCGCCGTTGTCCCAAGTGATAAAGAAATCCCCGCCGTTCGGCTGAATACTGAAAACGCCCGTGTCCAGCGTGTCGATGTACAGCAGTGGAATTCGCACCGCATCGGACGCCCCGTCGAGGTAGATCAGGATCGCCTCCACGGTGGCGCTGATCGCCGGCACGGTCGGAAACGTCGCATCGTCCGCGTCGAGCACGCCCGCGCCCGCCACCGACTTGTTGGCGAGGGCCACGGAGGCGATGCGCGAACCCGCCGGGATGCTGGCGAGCGTGGCGTGGTTGACCAGATCCACGGTGTAAGTCCCGGTGTCGAGCAACGCCGCCTTGATCGCGTCGGCGGGCCAGCTACAGCCCTTCGTCGCGAAGAGATTGAGTCCCGCGTTATACCATCCGTTCGCCATCTCCCCCTCCCTATTCCAGCCAGTCCGTGCGCGGTTTCGCCGCCTTGAAGGTCGCCGGCGCCCGCGTGACTTGCGGCTTCGCCGCCGCAGTAGGCGCCGCCTGGTGCGCTTGGTTCACGTCGCGCAGTTCCTCCTCGACGCCATCCCACCGCTCCGTCTTCCACGCCTCCAGGCGCAGACTCGCCGCCGCCGCCCGCGCGTATACCCGGCAGTCGAGCGCCTCGTTGCGGTCCCTAATTGGTTCCCACTTAGAGACTCTTCGCCCCCCAACCGTGCGCGTGATCAGGTGCTCCGCCGTCAACTGTTCGAAGTACTCCTTGTTGTATTGCGGGAAGTGGCAGTAGCCCACCGGCCAGGACTCGCCGCGGCTCAGATCCGGCGTCGGTTGGCGCAACCAGCGGTAAAGCTCTTCCTTCGCGATGTTGGTGTTCACCGGCCACAAGCGCACGCCATACTTCACCCGCGCTCCACCCGGCCCCACCTCGATCAGCGACGGCACTCCGATCACGGACGGTGTCCGCGTCTGCCCTTTGATGCACATGACGCGCTGGCGTTGCTGCTTCCTGATCCAGTCGTACACCGCCATCGTGTTGAACCCGGAGTCGACGCCCATCCGCCTGATCCGCATCGGAGGCCCGCCGTACTCCGTCGGGAAGTCCTCATCGAGCAGCTTCGACAGTTCGGCCCAGACCTTGGGCTGGTTCGTCTCGCCGTCGAGGCGGCGGTAGTCCACGGACCAGGACTCCTTGTTCCGCCCCCACGCGACGATCTCCACCTCCAGGCGCCGCACCTGGACATCGACGCCGGCTGTGAGCAGCAGGCCCCCCTGCGGGACTACGCCGATCTCGTAGCCCTCCCGCCGCTCAAACAGCCGCTCTGCATCCGGCGCCTCCGCGATGTCCGCGTAAGGCAGGCCCAGGATGGTGTTCGTATACACCTGGAGCTTCGCCGGGTCCGTCCCGGCCTTCTCCCGCTTCTCCGCAATCTGTCCCCAGGAGAGCCAACCCACCGGCGAGTAGAAGCTCGACAGGTGATAGCCGTGGATGCGCTCGTTGACGCCCTGCGGACGCCACTGGCCGCGCGGAAGCATCCAGGCTTTCTGGTGGTTGTCGATGGCCTTCGCGCACGCCTCGCAGAAGTACTGCGCCTTGTACGGTTCCCCTTTCGGCCACCGCAGATGCTCGTCCGACAGGACCAGCATCTCGCCGCAGTGCGGGCACGGAATCCAGTATTGCCGCTGATCGCTCTCCTCGTAGAACCGCTCGATCCGGCTCCGTCCGCTCACCACCGGCGTCGAGGTGATCAGGATCTTCTTGCGGGCGAAGTTGCTGGTGCGGGCGATGGCGAGTTGGCACGGTTCGCCCTCCCCTTCCACGTCGCCGGGATAGGCGTCGACCTCATCGAGGAACAGATACCGGGCGCTCATCGAGCGCAGGCCGGTCGCGCTGTTCGCCCCCGTCATCACCAGGATGCCGCCGGGGAACTCCTTCGACAAGACAGTGTTTCCGGAGTCCCTCGCACGCGACGGCTTCACCCGCAGGCGCAGGACGGGTGAATCCTCCAACAACGGCGCGATGCGCTGGCGCGAGTTGCGCTCTGCCATCTGCGTCGTCGGTTGGACTAACATGAACGGTCCCGGCGCATAGTGGATCGAGAAGCCAGCCCAGTTATTCCCGCACTCCGTCTTACCCACCTGTGCGCCTGCCATCAGGACCACCATCTCGCACCGGCGCGACGGCGATAAGTCATCCATGATGGCCTTCAGATAGGGCGCCCTCGAGGTGCGCCACGGTCCAGGCTCCGGTGACGAACGGCCACTCAGGACGCGGTATTGGTCTGCCCACTCGCTCACCAGCAGGGCCGGGTCCGGTCGCGCCCCTTCCCGCGCCGCCTCGTCGTACACCGCCGCGCCGTTGGCGAGGCCCGTCATGCCACCTTCCCCTTCTCCGCGAAGGAGTCGAAGATGGCGGCGAGCTCCGCCTCCAGTACGTCCCTCACAACGGCCTCATCCGTCTCCGCCGCAAGCTGGGCGGCAACACGCGCCGGCACCGCGAACACCGTGTCGCGGATCGCCCGGTACAGCCCGAACGCCTGCCGCTGCACGTCCACCACCCGCACCAGTTCGCCACGCTTGATGGCGAGGTCCAGTTCCCGCTTCTGCGCGTCGTAGACTTCCCGCAGGGCGCGGGCGTCCGCAAATGTGATCCCCGGCACCGCGACCGTCGCCTTTTTTTTGGCAGGCTCACCCGGTGAGCCACCCCCTACAACCGGAGTTGATCTGATTTCAACCGGAGTTGAGGGCCGCGCCAACGAGGCAAAGGTCGATCCGTCCCAGTCCTGGTCCGCGACCGCCACGTCGATCAGATTGGATTCGTTAACGGAGATTCTGCCGGCGGCAATCGCCTCGACAACCGCGTTCACGGCGCAGTTCCGGTGCGTGGCATAATCAACAATTCCCATCAGCGGCATGGACGTACCATTGCGGTCAAGTCCGTTCTGTACTACCCTGACTTTGTCTGTTGATCGTTTCTGAAACCGGCTAGCGCGGGCTGCTCATTCCACTGAGCGGCCCTTTTTATTTGGGGTGTGTCTTCAAACAGATAGCAGAGAAGATCAGGCGAGTCAATAATTTATCCTGTTGATATCTTGAAGTCCAGTTGTCCGATGAAAGCGGACAACTCATAGCGGCGTCCGGAAAGGTTTCCACATTTCGTTGGAAGTTGTTGATAACAGACCGCTTTCGCACCTACGTTCGGTCACTTGGTGCGGGCGGCGAAGCC